ATGGCCTCCAAAGTCCGTCATCTCTTGCACCGCAACGGCCGCTATTACGCCCGGCTTCGTGTCCCTGATTTGTTGCGTGAGATTGTGGGTAAGCGCGAACTTACCAAGGCGCTGGACGCCGACCGGACCATTGCCCTGCGGCTCCTGCCTTCGGCCGTCCACACCATGCAGATTCAGCTAGACGAAGCTCGCGACCGGGCCGTGGCGCTGAGCGTGCCGGTGCCTTCCAAGCGCCGTCCCTTGAGCGTCCACCAGATGGCCGTGGCGCATTACGGCCGGGAGCTTGAGCGCGATGAGATGGCGCGCGGTCGGAATCTGAGCGATCCGGTTATGGAGGCGGCTATCCGGCCGACCTACTATTACGCGCTGAAGAGGGCGGCGCGGGGAGGGGCCGAGGATGGCGAGCTTGCCGCTCTGATCCAGTGGGCCGTTGATGAGTTCGCGAGCGAGGGCAATCCCGTCCCGGCAAATGGCAGCGATGATTGGCGGGCGCTGGCCCGCATGCTCGCTGGCGTGAAGGCCGAGACGATCGAGAACCAGAACCGGCGCGATCGTGGTGAGCCGGACGCCCCGCCAAAGCACCCCATGCTAGTCCCGGCGAGTCAACTGCCGTCCGCGAGCGCTGATCCGCTGCGCGCCCGCATCGTCGGTGCCGATAGCTCCAAGCCCCTGTCGGGAATCCTCCCAGCCATGCTGAAGGAGAAGCAGGCGAAGGACGCGACCGAATACGAGTATGGCGTCGCCGTCCGCATGTTCGAAGAGTTCATGGGCGAGGGGCGGCCGGTCTATCGGATCACCCGCGCGGACGTGCTGGCCTACAAGAACGCGCTGCTCGATACGCCTTCCAACTACAGCAAACGCTTCCCCGAGAAGCCGCTCCCCGAGGCGATCAAGCTCAACGGCGCCCGGAAGACCCCGTTCCCGACGCTGAGCGCCACGACCATCAATGACAAGTGGCTGCCGCGCCTGTCCGCGCTCATGTCGTGGTGCGTCGATAACGAGATCATCCCCGACAACCCGGCGCGGGGCGTGAAGGTCGATACGAAGAAGGGCGCGACCAAGGCGCCGCGCGTGCCGTTCACGTCCGTTGACCTGAAGGCCATCGTCGCCCCGCCGCTCTTCAAGGGCCAGGACTTCGGCGAGAAGCATTGGACGCTGATGATCGCGCTCTACAGCGGCATGCGCGCGTCGGAGATCGCCCAGCTTCGCCTTAAGAGCATCCGCAAGGAACGCGGCGTGCTGGTGTTCGCTATCGAGGAAGAGACGAAGAACCAGCAGTCGGTTCGCCTCACGCCGGTTCATAGCAAGTTGCTGGACCTTGGCCTTGAAGCCCGCATCGCGAAGCTGAAGGCCGCCGGCGAAACCCATCTGTTCCCCGAATGGTATGGGGACGGGCAGGCCCGTATCGCCGCGAGCGCTGGCGGTAAGCGCATTCTCAACCAGCCCTATAGCCAATTCATCCCGAGATGGTTCAACCGGACCTATCTGCCGAAGGTCGGTATCACTGACCCGGCGAAGGTGTTCCATTCCTTCCGGCACACGTTCAAGACGGCGATGTCAGTTGCTGGCGTGCCGCGTGCTGTTAGCGACCAGATCACCGGACATGACGATGCGTCGTCCGGTGCCGGCTATATCCATGACGCGTCCCTTGACGTGCTGAAGGAGGCCGTTGACCGGGTAGCCTATGAACTGCCGGCTTTATGTGGGTGATCCTTCGTGGGGAGCGTCGCAAGAAACTGCTAGAGATCGAATGCTGGCATTCGAGCTTGAGCGGGCTCACCGAGCTTGGCAGGACGCGGACTCGCGGCGGACCCTATTTTGATTCATATCAATGGACTTTGCTTGTGCCCTAAGGTAATCGGCCGGCCGGCTTGCCTCGATGAGATCGCTTGTATGCACCCGCCCCAAAGCCAATCGCGGCTACTTTCTCCTCATGAATTGTTGCAAAAAATTGATGAGAATATATTGCAGTCAAGGGGAGGTGTCGGTGTTATTTCAATACAAATAGTTGATGTCGAATATTTTTTGCGAAAATTCGGCGCTGTCTGTGTTGAAGAACTGACGAGAGAGTTCGCAAAAAGACTTATCTTAACGATCTCACATTCGGGATACTTTTGTAGGAGACCAGATTCAACTTTCGTAGTTATGTTGAATTCTATTATGTCGACAGCCATGCTCGAAATGAAGATCAATCAGATTGCTAATGAAGTAAGTTTTTTGGCGACGGTGAGCGACTTAGAATTCAGGATCGAATGTGTTACTGGTGCCTGCGACCCCAGTATTGTGGAGGACGCTCTATCTGCGGTCGAACGTGCAGACTCATCCTTAAAGCGCGCAATCGCTAGGCAGGTCAGTTACCACATTGATGGTCCCGGTATCGATGGCCTGCCGTTGCGATATTCTTTGGCTCGTCGCCGAAGGCGCCAAAATGAACGCCGGGGCGGTGATCGGAAGCCAGTCCAAACGCGTGCCAAATGCTTTCTTGAGCACCTAAACGCATCAGTTGAATGCCTAGTCCTTGATGTTTCACGCGGCGGCGCAAGGTTGCGAGTTTCCGATAGCTTGGTGCTCCCCGATGAGTTTGATTTGCTAATGTCCTACGAAGGTGAACGTAAGCGCGTGCGCTTGCGGTGGCGGAGGCAAATGGACATCGGCGTCGAATTTATAAAGCCTAGTGGGATTGCTACAGCTTAGGCTACCGCGCCGGAATTGAATCTTACTTTCTTCTTCCGGAATTCCCGAGGCGGCTTTTATTTGCCTTGGTGCGCAAGATCGGTCGACCTTTCCAACTTCCTTCAATGGCCGGTAGGCGAATATTAATCGCAAGCCGGAGTATAAGATCATAATCCTATTATCCCTTGACAGTAGGATTTTCAGCTTGCCTCGCGATTCCGCGTGTGGGAGAATCTTCACCGTTGCGTAAGGTGAAGGTTGAGTTGTGTTCCGCGAGTTAGTCGGCAGCGTAAGGAAGTCACTCGGATTTCAACTCGATCAAAAGGCGATCCCCCTTTCTGATCCTGCTATCTCTGAGTTGTTCGGCGCGCTGCCGACCGCCTCCGGTGTCTCCGTTACTGCGCACACCGCGCTTCGCGTTCCCGCTGTTCTTCAGGCCGTGCGCCTGATTGCTGAAACTGTCGGCTCCCTTCCTTGCAAGCTCTATCGCGACGCTGACGGCAGCAAGGAAGCCGCGAAGGATCACGGCGGCAACCGGCTGGCGCACAACCGCGTCAACGGCTGGACCAGCGCCGGCCATCTCCGCACCCTGCTTACGACCGACGCACTGCTTCATGGCGCCGGCTATGCCCATGTGGTCCGCACCGGCGACGGCCGCCCCTACGAGATCAACCGCCTTAAGCCCAGCGCCGTTCAGCGCCGTTTCCGTGACGATGGCGAGCCGTTCTATGTCGTTACCTTTGCTAACAATGTCCGGCGCGAGCTGCCCTTCCGTGACGTGCTCTATGTCCCGGCGTTCGGCGACACGTCCCCGGTGCAGCTCGGCAAGGAAGCCATCGGCGTCTCCATGCTGTTGGAGCGGCACGCCGCCCAGTTCTTCGGCTCTGGTGCCCGCCCGGCCGCCGTCATCACGAACGACGCGAAGATGGGCGGCGAACAGGGCGTCACGACACTTGCCAACATCCGCAAGTCGTTCCGCGAATGGCTGAGCGGCAGCAGCAGCGATCCCCTCATTCTGGATTCCGGTTGGAAGTTCGACCAGCCGGCCATGACCTCGACCGATGCCCAGTTCCTTGAGCATCGCGTGGAGCAGGTCCGCGAGATTGCCCGCATCTTCGGCGTTCCGTCCTCCATGCTGTTCGAACTGAGCCGGGCGACGTGGAGCAACGCGGAGCAGATGGCCGCGAGCTTCCTTCAGCTTTGCCTTCGGCCTTGGCTCGACCGCTGGCAGGACGCCTATGCGACCGTGCTGCTCACCGAGGAAGAGCAAGACAGCCTCTATTTCGAGTTCGTCATTGACGACCTTCAGCGTGCCGACGCGGCGGGCCGGGCTGAAATCTTCGGCAAGCTGGTCGCGATGCGCGCCATGACGCCGAACGAGGTTCGGTCCGCAATGAATCTGCCGGCCATCGAAGGCGGCGACGAGCTTGCAAATCCCTACACGACGACCGGCCCCGCTGCCGGCGCGAACGACGACAACCCCAGCACCGACAAGGAAGCCGCGTGACCGAATCCGATCAGCCGAAGTTCGTCTTTCGGGAAATGAAGCTCACCCAGGAGCAGCAGGAGCGGCTTACCGCCCGCCTTATGCGCTCAGTCCGCGAGGCCGTGCGCAAGGCTTGGGACGCTGCGAAGTGAAGCACGTCGCCTATTTCGGTGACGGCGAGAAGACCTTCGCCCTCACTGACCCCATGACCATTGAACTTGAGCGCATCCTTGGCTTCGGCATCGGCGCCATCATGCAGCGCTTTACCAGCCGCGTGTTCAATCTCCGCGACATCGCCGAAACGATCCGGCTCGGCCTGATCGGTGGCGGTGAGGCTCCGCAGGTCGCGAGCGCTTTCGTATCGGCCTATGTCGATAACCGTCCGATCGCCGAGACCCTGCCGATTGCTATCGGCATCCTGACCGCCCGCTATTTCGGCGACGAACCCGAGGCCCAGGGCGAGCCCGAGCCTGACGAGATAGACCACGCAGCCGAGACCGGCGACCTCGCCGCCGCGATCAAGGCCGCCTATGCGGACGTGCCCGATGTCTGAGCGCCTTGAGATCAAGGCCGCGCTCGCGATTGACGACGCCGGCACCATCACCGGAACGGCTTGGCCCTTTGGCAGTGCTGATAGCGTCGGTGACATCATCACGAAGGGCGCCTTCAACATCCTCGGCGAAGACACGCCGATGCTGCTTCAGCATGATCCCGGCCAGCCTGTCGGCATCTGGAACGAGATCACGGAAACCGCTGACGGTCTTCAGGTTAAGGGCCGCCTCTTCATTGAGGAAAGCCAGCGCGCCCGCGCCGTCCGTTCCATGGTCAAGTCCGGCCTTATCTCCGGCCTGTCCATCGGCTTTCGCCCCATCGAGGCGAAGCAGCGCGGCCGGAACCGCATCATTTCCAAGCTCGACCTGTTCGAAATCTCTGTTGTCCGCAACCCGGCCCATCCGAAGGCCCGGATCACGAACGCCAAGGACGCCACGGCTGCCATTGCCGAGGCAATCAACCGCGCCGCCGTGGCGCTCAATCCCTGAAAGGACCAACGTGCATAACCTCGCCCATATCGAACTGAAGTCCGACGACGCCGACAATGTGCCGGCCGATGTCGCTTCGGCGCTCGCCAATCTGACGAGTTCCGTGGACGCCCGTCTCAAGGCGATCGAGACGAAGAGCGACGCCCGCCTCGACAAGCTGGAAGCCAAGGCCAATCGCCTGCCGGCATCGAACGACAACCACGCCGAGGACGCCCTCGAAACCAAGGCCTTCACCGACTTCCTGCGCTCTGGCCAGATCGACCAGAAGTCGCTCACCGTCGCGGGCGATGCGCCGGGCTATGTGCTCGCTCCCGAGGACCGCGCCAGCGAGTTCATTCGCAATCTGGTCGAGTTCTCTCCGGTGCGCGCCATCGCGGACGTGAAGTCGGCCGGCTCGCACACCGTCATCCTGCCGAAGCGGCTGAGCATCACGAATGCGAAGTGGAAGGGCGAGGCCGTCGCGTCGGAAGCGTCCGAGCCGACCTTCGGCGAGATGGAAATCGCCATCAAGGAGCTGAACACCCACGTCGATATTTCGAACTGGCTGCTGGAGGACGCGCAGAACGTCGAGAGCGAAGTCCGCCTCGCCCTCGCCGAGGACTTCGGCGCCAAGGAGGGCACGGCCTTCGTCAACGGCACGCTCGCTGCCGAGCCGAAGGGCTTCATGACCGAAGCCGGCATCGCGCAGTCGATCAACGGCCACGCTGCGAACCTGTCGGCCGACGCGCTGATCTCGCTCATGTATGCCCTGCCGGCGACCTACCGGAACCGGGGCACGTGGGCCATGAACGGCACGACGCTCGCGACCATCCGCAAGCTGAAGGACGGCCAGGGCAACTATCTCTGGCAGCCCAGCTATCAGGCCGGCCAGCCCGAGACGATCCTTGGCCGCCCGGTTGTCGAGTTGATCGACATGCCGGACGTTGCCGCGAACGCCTTCCCGATCATCTTCGGCGACTTCAAGGCCGGCTATCGCATCTATGATCGGATCGAGCTTGCGGTTCGCCCGAACCCGTATCTGCTCGCGACCGAGGGCATGGTTCGCTTCCACGCTCGCCGTCGCGTCGGTGCCGGCGTCGTCCGCACCGATGTCTTCCGCAAGCTGAAGATGGCCACTTCGTAAGCCATGACCTTGCGGCCCGCATACGATGAGATCGTTCTGGGACACGGCAGCCATGCCGTGATCCTGCGTCCCTCATTGCGGGCCGCGAGCACCCTTGAGCGCAGCCATGACGGCTTCGCCACGCTCATGCAGCGTCTCGCCGAATTCCACATCGGCAGCGTGCGCGAGATCATCCTGACGACCGCGACCAATCGCAAGGACGCTGCCGTCTTCCTCGACACCATGTCTCGGCTGCCCATCAGCCGCTTTGTCGAGATCGTGCAGGCCCAGCTTGCCCGCCTTGTCACCGGCTTCATTCCTCAGCCTGATCCCGACGCCAAGCCCTCGCAGGGCAAGATGGTGCCGCTGCGCGAGCTTTACCGCGACATGTATCGCCGGGCGACGGGCTGGCTTCACTGGTCCCCGGATCAGGCTTGGAACGCCACGCCAAGCGAAATCACTGACGCCCTGTCCGGTCATTTTGACATGCTGAAGGCGATCCACGGCGCTGCCGACGACAAGCCGGAAGACCGCCAGCACGATCCCGAACAGGCCGCCCGTAACGAAGCCGCTGGCCTCGACCCCGAGTTTGATCGCGCCGGCCTGCGCGCCCTCAAGGCCAAGTATGGGAGAAAGCGCTGATGCGCACCATTCACCTTCACGGTGCCATCGGCCGCAAGTATGGCAAGGAGTTCAAGCTTGATGTCCGCACGGCGGGCGAAGCTGTTCGCGCCCTTGGTGCGAACTTCCCCAGTTTCCTCAAGGATATCCGCGACGGTGCTTGGCATGTCGTTCGCGGCAAGAACGTTGATACTGGCTTCAGCCTCGACAAGGACGACATCGCGGGCTTCAATCTCGGCAACGGCGATCTCCATATCGTCCCGGTTGTTGCCGGTTCGAAGCGCGCCGGCTTGCTCAAGACCGTGCTCGGCGTCGTGCTCATCGGCGCGGCCTTCGCCCTGACGGGCGGCACTTTGGCTGGTGCTATCGGCCCCGGCCTTGGTCTGAGCAGCACCGCCCTCGGCGGCATCACCGGCACCCAGGTCGCCCTCTTCGGCGCCGCCATGGCGCTCGCCGGCGTCTCATCTCTTCTCACCCCGCAGGAGAAGAAGAAGGAGATCGGCGACGATTCCAGCTTCACCATGAACGGCCCCGGCAACACGTCCGATCAGGGTGTTCCGGTCCCGCTGGTCTATGGCGAAGTCATCACCGGCGGCGTCATGATCTCCGGTGGTTACGATGTCGAGCGCATTGCCATCGTCGGAAATGGTGGCGGTAGCATCGGCGGCGGGGGCAAGAAGTGACCCGCCGGCCGCCCCGCCTTTGCTCTTGCGGAAGCATCGTCGCCCATGGCGCCCGTTGCCAGTGCCAGCGTGAGCAGGATCGCGTTCGCGGCGCCCGCCATGATCGCGCCCGCCCGAACGCCCGCCAGCGCGGTTATGATCGCCAGTGGGAAGAGTTTGCCCGCACCTATCTGCGCCAGCCCGGCAACCAGCGCTGCGAATGCGGCGCACCCGCCACGCTTGTCCGGCATCGCATCAGCATCCGGCAGCATCCCGAGCTTCGCATGTCGCCCGCCAACTGGCGCCCCGGTTGCCGTCGCTGCAACGCCCTCGACTACGTCCGTGAAAGGAACCCGCGCTGATGAGCGCCGAATACCGCGACGATCTCACGCTGCCCGCAGCTATGACCAACATGTGGTCACAGGTGCTCCTTCAGGCGGTCAGGGACGCGACTACCCGCAATCCCTCGGCACCATCATCCTCGCTTCGGCGCGAGATCGAGAGCGCACGCAACTACCTCACCAAGCCGAACGCGGACTTCAATGAAGTCTGTTACCTCGCCGGCTTGGACCCGCAGGCTGTTCGCCAACGTGCAATCAAGCTGATCGCTGCCGCACCGAGCATCGACCAGTTGGCTGGCACTGAGACGGTGCACTGATGCCGCGCCTCGCAATGCATCGCTTCCGTGGCACACGTTACAGCACGGCCGAGCTTGCCGAGATGTCTGGTGTGCCTGCCAACGTCCTGCGCGGACGCCTCCGCAGCGGCTGGACCATAGAGCAGGCCATGACCGTCCCGACCATCCAGCAGAGGCGCCGGGGGGTGGTCTCCAATTTTCCGCCTGTTTCGGGGACCGGCGCGGGGAGCACCGCGCAAGAGACGCCCGAAATAACTTTTTCCGAAGAGGCCAATTCCTGATGAGTAGTGTCACGCTTTCGCTCGCGAAGGCGCATCTGAATATCGACCATTCGAGCGACGATGAGCTTATTCAGCTCTATCTCGACGCTGCCGACGACTGGTTTCAGGCCCAGACCGGCCGCAAGATCGCTGATCTCTCTCCGGTTCCGGCTGACATTAAGCTCGCGATGCTGAAGCTCGCCGCATTCTATTACATGCATCGCGAGGCCGTTTCTTACGGCGATGCCGTCCGTTTGGCGCCCTATGGCGTGCAGGCCGTGGCCAATTCCTACCGGGAACGGTGGTTCGGCGAGCCCGCGCCAGAGGATACCGACGATGAGTTCTGACCTCGACCGGCTCAATCGCCGGTTTGACGCGGTGCTCAAGAACGTTCGCGAAGTGGTTCAGCCTGCTTTGATGCAGGGCGCGAACGAGATCGCCGACATGCAGCGCCAGCTTGCGGTCGAAGACACAGGCGCGCTGAGGGATTCCATCACGGTGACGCCGCCCGGTGGCACGACGCCGCCATATTCACAGCCGGGCGGGAGCCGCGTGGCGAAGGAGAACGAGGCTATCGTGACCGCTGGCGGCACCGATGTCCGCTATCCGCATCTTGTCGAGCACGGCACCAGCCAGAGCCCGGCCCAGCCCTTTTTCTGGCCCGGCTTCCGGCTCACCCGAACCCGCGCCCAGAACCGTATCAAGCGTTCGATCCGCAAGGCCGTCCGCACCGGATGGGACGCGCCGTGATCGAGCCGACTATCGCCTTCCGCAAGGCTGTCGTGGACCATCTCGCCAGCGACCCGGCCGTCAGCGCGCTTGTAGACCCGGAGAACATCAGGGCCGGCGACTTTCGCCCCGATGAGCTTCCGGCCATCCTGTTAGGCAGCGGCAATGTCGTCATGCACGGCCGTGCATCGGGCGCCCAGTTCGTCGCGACCGTGTTCATGGACCTGCATATTTGGGCCTTGGAACCGGGGCTTGACGGCGCCCAGATCGTCGGCGCGGCCGTTGCCCGGCGCCTCATGGACTGGCCTGCCGATGGCGTGATCCAGTTCGATGCCTTCCGGCACACCCGCACCGTTTGGCCGCGCGATCCCGATCCGCACTTCGGGCACGGCGTCATGTCGGTGGAAGCCGTCATCCGGTGGAGCATCTGATGCTCGCGGCCGGCACTCTCTTCCACACCATCACCATCGAGCGCGAGACGAAGACGCGCACGCCCAGCCGGGGCACCGTATCCGCCTGGACGGAAATCGCCACGACGCGGGCCGAGGTGGTGAAGTCGTCCTCCGCCGACTTCACCACCGGCTTCGGCACGGCACAGCAGGGCACCGTTATCTTCCGTATCCGCTGGCGGGAGGGCCTGACGACTGCCGACCGCATCGTCTTCAACGGCCGGGCGCACCAGATCAAGGAAATCGCCGAAATCGGGCGCCGCGTTGGCCTCGAAATCAGGGCGGTTGCCCTGTCGTGACCCGTGGCCTGAAGCCCTCGACCATCGTCGCCGGCACGTCGCCGGTCACGATGATCCCGCGCCCGCCGTCCTATCTGTCGAAGGACGCGAAGGCAGAATGGCGCCGCGTTGCGCCGATCCTGTCGGACGAACGTAAGGTGCTGACGCTCGCGGACCTCGCGGCGCTGGAAAACTACGTCATCGCCGTCGCCACGATGCGCGAGGCCCATCGCGAGCTTCAGGCGAGCGGCCTGCTCATCGCCGGCAAGCGCAATCCCGCGAGCACGATCCTCTTGCAGGCCCAGCAGCAGCAGCTTCGCGCCGCTGGCGAGCTTGGCCTGACGCCGGCCGCCCGGTCCCGCGCCACGATGGCCGCTGCCGGCGAGGACGATGAGGACTTCGTGTGAGCCCCCTCATTGTTCGCCCGGAATGGCTCTTTGACGGTTCGCCGATCGCGGACCCGTTCGGCTACGGCGAGCGGGCCGTGCAGTGGCTTCGCCGGAACCGGCACCCGAAGAACCCGGCGCCCGGTCATCCTTTCCAGTTGGATGAGTGGCAGGAACGGATCATCCGGGCGATCTTCGGCCCGCGTAACCCCGATGGCACCCGCATCATCAAAAAGGTGGTGATCCAGTTGGGCCGCGGCTCGCGTAAGACCGCGCTCGCCGCTGCCATCGTCCTGCTTTGCACCTTCGGCCCGGAGAAGATTCCGGGCGGCCTGATCCAGTCGGCGGCCTTCGCCCGGAAGCAGGCCCGCGAGCTTTTCGAGGAAGTCGCGCTGATCGTCTCGCAGGATCGCCGTTACGACAAGTCGGCGCGTGTGAAGGACTATAAGAGTCAAATCGTCAACAAGAGCATCCGCGCTCGCTATGAGGCGATTTCCTCTCAGGGCCTCGGCCATCACGGTTCCACGCCGAATGTCATCGTCGCGGATGAACTTCATGCGTGGACCACGGAGAAGCATCGCGAGCTTTGGCGCGTCCTGTCTTCTGCGGCAGATAAGACCGACAATAGCCTCATGGTGGTGCTGACGACTGCCGGTCGCGGGCACGAAACGCTCGCCTATAAGGAAGTCTATGCCGCGAAGCAGATTCAGCTTGGCGCGATCCACGATCCCCATGTGCTGCCGGTCATTTTCGAGGCGTCGGCGGATGCCGATTGGAGCGACGAAGCCAACTGGCACAAGCTGCTTCCGGGCCTGAAGTCCGGCTATCCGTCGCTTCAGGCGCTTCGCGAACGCAAGATCAAGGCGGGATATTCCGTCATCGAACGCGAAATCCTTCAGCAGCTTTACCTTGGCGTCTGGCAGAACCAGAGCGCCAGCCCGTTTGTGGACATGGCGACCTATGACAGGTGCGGCACCATCCCCGTGGACTTCGACGCCCTTGCCGGGAAGCCCTGTTTCATTGGCGTGGACCTGTCGGAAGTCAGCGACCTGACGGCCATCGTCGCCGCGTGGCCCGCCGGTGACGGCGGCTACATCATCCGGCCTTGGTATTTCTGCCCGGCCGACAATCTTGCCCGGAAGTCGCGCACCGAGGGCGTGAACTATGCCGAATGGACGAGGCAGGGCTTTATCATCCCGACGCCCGGCAACGCCGTTGATTACGCCTTTGTCGAGCAGGAGATTCGCCGGCTCTGCAAGGCGTTCGACGTGCGCCAGATCGCGTTCGATCCGTGGCGCGCGCAGAAGACCCAGCAGAACCTCATGGATGACGGCTTGCCTGTCGTGGACTTCCGGCAGGGCTTTATTTCCATGTCGCCGGCCTGCGACGAGGTTGAGCGCGCCATTGTGACCGGCAAGCTCTATCACGCCGGCAACCCCATTCTGCGCTGGAACTTCGACAACGTGGCTGTCGTCTATGACGCGGCGAATAACCGGAAGTTCGACAAGTCCCGGTCCCGCGACAAGATCGACGGCGCCGTTGCCACGCTTATGGCGGTGCGCTTCGCAGCGCTGAACGACGCGCGCCGCAGCATTCACGACATGGACCCCGAAGAGGAAGATCAGTTCTGGACCAAGGTCCACGAGCTGGCAGTTTAGGAATAGAGAATGGCCGAATCCACCGAACAGCTTGTCGTCGCCCTTGAGGCCCGGATGCGGGAGTTCGAGAAGAACTTTCAGCGCGCCAAGAATGCGAGCAATGACAACTGGCGCCAGATCGAAAGCCGTGCCCGCAGGGGAGCCCGAAATCTTGAGCAGTCCATGGGCGGCGCCACGACCGCCATGGCGCGCCAGCTTGAGAACTTCGGCAACGCTGCCGCTGGAAAGCTGAAGGGCGCTTTCGCCGCCATCGCAACCGGCGTGGTGCTCAACGGACTTCGGAAGACGGCGGACGAATACACCAAGGTCATGAACAGCCTGAAGGTGGCCGGGGTGAAGGACGCCGACTTGTCCGCCACCTTCGATAAGCTGTTTGCCAGCGCCCAGCGCAACTATGCGCCGCTTGATGCCCTCGCGACACTCTATGGGCGCGTCTCAGCCGCCCAGACCACGCTGAAGGCGTCCAGTGCTGACGTGATGCGCGTCACCGACATCACCGCGCAGGCGCTTCGCGTGTCTGGCACGTCCGCCAGCGAGGCACAGGGCGCGCTCTTGCAGTTGGGCCAGGCATTGGCCGGCGGGAAGATTCAGGCCGAGGAATACAACAGCCTGCTCGACGGCATGCGCCCCCTGTTGGAAGCCGCTGCCGCCGGCATCGTGGAAGCGGGCGGCGATGTTGCGAAGCTCACGGCTCTGGTGAAGGACGGGAAGGTTTCGAGCGAGGCGTTCTTCCGCGCCATCCTCGCCGGTTCGTCCATCCTTGAAGAGAAGCTTGCCGGCGCGACGACGACGAGCGAGCAGGCGTTCCAGCGCCTTCAGAATGAGCTCACGAAGGCCGTTGGCGAGTTCGACCGGATGGTCGGCGTCACCCCGGCCGTTGTCTCTGGCATGGAATCGGTTGCGAACAGTATCGGCCCCATTGGCGCGGCTGCCGCCGACGCCACGGTGAAGGTGCAGGGCCTTTTGAAGGCCCTTGGCGATGTCATGGCCGCGTCGGGGAAGGCGATCTCTGGCGCGCTCGAATCCGCGCAGGCGGACACCGCGCGGACGCAGCGGACCATTCTCGAGGCGAAGCTTCGCGGCGCCATCGGCCCGGAACGTGCTGGTATCGAGGCGCAGCTTCGCGCACTGGACGCTGGCGCGCAGAATCCTTCCGCGAAGGCGGCGCGCGCCGCCGCCGAGCGCGAGCGTCATATTCAGGCTGGCCGCGATGCCGGCGATTTTGGGAACATCGGGACCGGCATCGGCATGCCGAATGCCCCGCTGCCGCCTAGCCGCCCAGCTGGCGTCGGCGGAAATGGCGTCAAGCCGATCAGTCTGAAGAACTACGCCGTCCCCGGCGAGGAAGGTAAGGGCGGCGGCGGTGGTGGCGGCTCCGGTGCTGAAAAGCAGAGCCGCTTTGACCGCGACCTTGAAGCGATCCAGCGCCGCACCGAAGCCCTGCGCCTTGAGGCCCAGATGGTTGGCAAGGGCCGCGAGGAAGTCGAGCGGTCGAAGATCGCCCTTCAGCTTGAGCAGGCCGCGAAGCGCGATGGCCTCACCGTCACCGACGAAATGCGGTCGAAGATCGAGCAGGCTGCACAGGGCTATGCTGCCGCGAAGATGAAGGTCGAAGACCTGAAGGAGGCGATGGACGGCGTTCGCGACGCGCAGAAGTTCTTCGCGCAGGAGGTGACTGACGGCTTCGTGGATATGATCGTGGAGGGCAAGAGCGCGACCGAGGTTGTGCAGCAGCTTGGCAAGGCGCTGTTGAAGGCTGCCCTTCAGGCCATGCTCATGGGCAGCGGGCCGCTGGCCGGACTGTTCGGAACAAAGGGCGCTGACGGCGCCGTGGGTGGCTTGTTCGGCTTCCTGCCGAAGCTCTTCGGCTTCGCTGATGGCGGTTACACTGGCAACGGCGGGAAGTATCAGCCGGCCGGCATCGTCCACCGTGGCGAGTTCGTCATGTCGAAGGCCGCGACCAGCCGCATCGGCGTCCAGAACCTTGAGGCCATGCACCGGGGAGCGCTACGCGGCTTCGCGGATGGCGGATATGTCGGCAGTGCGCCGGCCATTCGCCAGCCGGAACTTGCCGGCGCCAGTGCCGCGCCAGTGCAGGCCATCAGCATCTCGGCGCCGATCACGGTCAACGGCTCTTCCGGCACCCCCGAGCAGAATGCCGACTTGGCCAAGCGTATGCAGCGCCAGCTTGAGGTGACGATGCGGTCGGTGGTTGCGGACGAATTTCGTAGGCAGCAGAAGCCCGGAAATTACGGGAACACTCGTTCGCGATAGCCCCGCGCCGACTCAGGGAAGGCCCAGGAGTCGCCTTCGTGCGCGAGCAGGTGGCACAGGGGCGGCCGGAAGCTGGCGCCCGCTGGTGACTCTCTAAACGCTTCCGGGCAGAACGGTCCCGTTCGGCCATGAGATAGGTGACGGCCGGGAGCGGAGCGACCGGGCCGGCGCCCTCTCTATCCGGGGATGGGATATCTGGTGCCGAGCACCCTACGTCTTCGGCTACCGGAGGAGTTCCTGCGGATAGCAGAGGGATGAACCTTCCGGACGCGGAGCGGCCGGGTAAGGCCGAAGGCCGCGCAGGCGAGCGCCGCAGGCGCGAGTATTCGGGATGGGAATGCCATCCCAATTTCCCCACACCTTCCCGGTTCAGCGTGGGGAATCATTTTGGCGGTAAAAGAGAATCTACTTACCTGCTTACCTGTATCAGCATGCCTCTACTACGAACAAAAATGATTCCCCACGCGCGGCGCGGGTTAGGCCGCGCCAAATTGATTCCCCACAGCCCCGCGGGTCATTGATTTATACAAATTAACGTGTTAACATGTTATCACGATCGATGGAGTTGCCATGTCCGTAGTCAAGCAGTCCGCTAACGCCGTCCGCCTCGACCCTCGCCGAGTTGAGCAGTTGAAGAACATTGCCCTCAAGCTCGGCACCACGAATGCCGGCGTCATCGCCCAGACCATTCGGCAGCATGTAGCGGCCGGCACCATCCCGGCCGACATCCCCGGCATCGGGGTGCGTAAGGTTCCGGGCGGCATCACCATCGGGATCGACGACGCAGAGCCGGTGAAGCTTGGCTATGAGATCGCGCGGCAGATCGCGTCATCCCTGCGTGCTGCCGCCGACAATGGGGCCAGTGACATCCAGCCCTTCGCGGAAGTTGGCTACGGCGTCATGAAGCAGGGGACTGGCATCAAGTTCTTGCTGCCTTTCTCAGGCACTGGTGCGCGAAGCTACAAGAACGCGGTCAGCTTCCCGCCTGACCTTGCCGCTGATCTCGCCGGCGTAATCGAGAAGGCCGCACAGTAAAAAAGAAACGGCCCAGATGTTGGCGCATCTGAGCCGTCGAAATCACTCTTTTGAACGGAATGATTTTATGAATGATGATGACGAAAGTCAATCGAAGACATCGGGAGAGCTATTAGCCGAGGACCTTGAAGAGCTGGACAAGGTCCTTGATACGCTCGACATTGAAGAGCCGTGCCGCGTGCTCAATCCTGCTCTTCGTCAGAAGATGGACGACCTTGTCGTCAAGGAGCGGCGGGACGCCAAGGAAAACGGATGGACTGCGCAGGCCCGCCGGGAGATTGACGAGCATCGGAAGGAAGCTGGGCGCGAGAGCTACAATGCAAAGCGCAAGGCCGATCGCGCGTCCAAGCGTCTCGACGAAACCGGGGAGCTTCCCCGCACCTACCTGAGCCTCAAGGCCATGTCGCCAGAGGAACGGCGCGAGCACCGGCGAGCCCAGGTCGCAAGGGCGAAGGCGAAGCATCTCTCAAAGCGCACCCCGGAGCAGATTACCGAGCACAATCGCGATAAGGCAAAGGCAGAGCAGAAGCGCCGGGACGACAAGAAGCAGGCCGAGCGCCCCGAGGGCTTCGGAAAGTTTTGACGATCACCAGCAGTTGCGGGCGCGACTGCGCTATAACGTAATCGCCAGCCTCACCCCTCAAACGCCGAGGCTGGCACCGGCCCGCGTAGTCTTCCACTGCGCAGGCCATTGAACCCCTCGCGGAGCGCATCCCGCGAGGGGTTTTTCGTGACAAGAAAAGTAAGTAAGAACTTACTTAAGCTGTTGTTTTTATTTGCTAATTTGGCCACACGGCTATTGCGGCGCGGTTCCCCGCCGTGCGAGTCTTCGGCTGCCAAATCACTGGCGCCAGAGACAAGCCTATGAGCCCGATCAAGACTGCCGCCTATCTCGCGGACGACACCTACAACACGATGCTCGACGACCTAGCCAACGCACTGGTCAACCCCGGTCCCTGCCTCCGCAGCCGCCTCATAGAAGTTCTGGGCGATGCCGATATCTGGCCGATCATGTGCCTTGAGGATCGGCTGGAAGAGCGCCAACGGCGCCGGGCTCGCGGGTTGGAAATGTAGAAGCAGACCTATGCAAAAGGCGCAGGCCAGCTACCCGCTCCTTGTATGACATTCGCACTGACCTCCTGACTATAACTCCGTTCGTAAGCAATGAACTGAAGTTGAGCAGGAGTCATGATGGTAACTGATGGCGCCGGGCATAGTCCGGTTAGCAAGTGCATTGAGTTTATGCGCTCAATGATTGCCGATCACGAGATGGCTATACAGAGACATCTTCGCGAAATCGAAGAGCTGGAGAGTAACGACGCGGCTGAGTTTGCCGACCGCACCGCGCCGTTCTCTGCATCCCATACTCCCAATGTGACTAATGGAGATACGAGCATGAATGAGACTACCACGCCTCTGGCGAATGCGTCGAGCGAATGGGCTCAGCAGAACTTTGACCTGTCCCCGCGCGAGAACGTGCTGGACTACATCGGGCATCGCCTCTGCGAGGCGCGTGACCACAGCGGGACGGGGATCTTCGATGTTCCGCAGGTCGCGATGGAGATCCTTGAATTCATCGAAGCGCGCGCGAAGGCCATCCACCCGGATGGCTGGCTTGCTTTCGTGAACCCCGACTTCCCCGTCCAGATGTTGGAGTCGTGAGGGTGGCGCTCAATCCTGCCCTCCGCGAGATCGTCGCGCGCGCTGCCGCTCGGAGTAGGCGCATTTTGGTGCGGCGAGATGTGGCTCGCGAGGTTATGACCGACGCGATCGCGGAGGAGATTTACTCCATCGCGCCGGACGACGCGGACCTCGACGTGCTCGCGCTGGCCGACGCTATCGTGGAGCGCTTGGAGTTGATGGGCGTCGAGCTTCCTAAGCCTCGCCTCAGTGTTCGGGCGGCGACGTAGCACACCGCCTAAAGCCCAGGGCGATTTACGACATAAAGCCCGCCGATGCAGATCGGCGGGCTTTTGATTTGAGTCCTCTAGACGGCTGCCGGCACCCGCAATTATGTCTTCATAAAAAATGAGGGACACCATGGCTGACGACACTCTTGCTGCTCATAGAGTGCTTGGATTCCAAGTCGGACAAGGACCGAATGAGGTTGTGGTCAAGCTTGAGTTGGCAGTCCGATCAGGCCCGGCCTCGCGGATCGCAATTGCCCTTGGTCCGAAGGCTGCCGCCGAACTAGCCAAGCAGTTGGGAGAGGCGAGCGCCGCCGCCGCGATTGCAAAGACGCCGACCAGCTTCAGACAGTAGGCAGAGCGCCATGGAGTTCATCGCGGGAACGATTGTCGGCGCCTTCGTCGTATGGGCGATCATGCGTCCGGCAGCGCGAGCGCACCTTTCACCGAGAGGTCAGAACGGCCTGCCAAAAACGGACGGCTGGAAAGCCACCTACATCCGCCGACGCTAGAAGCAACGTCTAGGGTTGCTCGCGATAGCGCTCCAATGCCGCGCGCTTCAAGTTCTCTTGATCGAGCGCCGCATGGGCGAGGCCAGCGATGATGTAGGCGAGGCGGGTTCGCTCGCGCTCCACATTGAGCGGCGGCACGTCCGGCTTGATCTCGGCCCACACCGCTTCCAATGCGGCCTGAGCAAGCGCCAGATCGCGAGAATCAGTCAGCGATGAGAACGGCAC